TTGTCCCTTTCCATATTTTATGGTATGATCGGTATTACCGACGTTCCATCGACAAGTAATCGCCATAGCCTGCCAGGCTGTTGCGAATTGCTGTCCAAAACGCTGTTTCACTACTAGGTATTGAACGCGAGCTGGAAAATTGTCTGTCCATGATTCTGCATCGATCGATATAGTATCGTCTCTGCACTCTAAGTTGTTCACATTTGTGAATCCTTGAGCATGGTCAAAATATGCAGATTTCTCGGGAAACTCCTGAGTCATCTTATGTTTGAGCACTTTCTCAAAAGGCTCTAAAAGCATTTGAGTCCACACGTCGCAAATTGCGACCGTCCTGGACTTGTTTCCGGCATCTGGAACCGCCACTAACTTTCTCAGCTTCACCTTACTAAGGTCGAAGTCGGGATTGTCAGCGTTGAATCTTTCTGCATGTTGCAGGAAATATTCATAAAAGGCGAGGTTATCGGTAATTTCACAGAACAACTTAAAGTTCTTGTGGATAGGAGACGAAAGTAATTTCGCCGCCTCCATACCCGCGGAATCGATCTTGGTTATACCATTAGGTCCTTTCTTGTTCCCAAGGAAACCATCTATCCTGAAACTATTAGTTTCGATAGGAGGAGTATCGCCCATCGTGTCTTGAAGGTATTCTACAAAAGAATCCTCCCATTCACGAGAAAGTTCAAATGTACGTTGTAAATTATCAACGTCCAACTCAGAATAATCGGAACAAACTTTATTCACTTTGAATAACGTTTGCAAGAGACGGAGATTCTCCGCTCTGGTTTTAGGTTCTTGTACCTTACCACTAAGGGTAGGTACAATAGAGTGATAGACTGGTCTTAAGAAACCAAATACTTTTGGCCACTTATCAACCTTACCGATTGACACTCTGTCCACATTTTTCGGACGGTGTCCCTCACAGAGAAGAAGACAGTACTGGCAAATTGCCTTGTAATGCTTAGTTCCGTAGATCACGCCAAGATTAGAAATCAATTGGTTATGTGTTTCTACCATCTTTGTGAAGAAATATTTAAGGTCCTCCTCACTATGGTGAGTTAAAGGTTTAAATATAGGTACCATCAAAGCTAAATTACTTTTGATGGTTCCTTTAATTCTGAAACCGCCTTTAGAGCCACAACTGGATTTTGATCCTGTAAGTGGTTTGGTCGATTTCTTATTCCTTTTAGTAGTAAGTTTTACTTTACTAGCTGGGATGGACTTCTTCTGTTTAGAAGAACCCTTATTACAGTTTATAACTAAATCTAAGTCTTTGTAAGACAATTTGGTTATCTTCATCGAAAATAATTTATTATTTATTCGAGCTGTGATAGTCGGTGCGTATTCGAATACGTCGGAAAATCTTTCTCACTCAGGTGCTAACCTTGTTAGTGCCAGGGAAGTCATACCTAATAGGTATTAAACCCCTCCTACTCGGGC